TGACCGGTTTGTAACTCTGACATGCACATATTTACCGCATAGACATTATCAATAAATATGTGTGATATGCCAAGACTATCCATTTACAAGCCGGAAAAAGGCAATGATTACAAATTTTTTGATCGTACCATCAAAGAGCAATTTTCTGTGGGAGGCACTGATATTTTCCTACACAAATATATTGGGCCATACGATCAAGGTGCTACCAACAAAGATGGTTTGGCGTCCCCCACTCAACCAAACTACTCAGGCACTACATCAGAGACCACCATACAAGATCTACTGTTTTTAGAGAACAGAGACCGAAAATATTCATCAGACGTTTATGTGGTGAGAGGCATTTATAACGTACAGGACATAGATTTTAATCTATCACAGTTTGGAATGTTCCTGCAGAATGATACAATTTTTATGACTGTGCATCTAAACGATATTGTGGAACGAATTGGAAGAAAGCCTATGTCAGGCGATGTTATAGAATTACCTCATATGAAGGACGATTTTTCATTGGATGAAAATATTCCTATTGCACTTAAAAGATTTTATGTGGTAGAAGATGTAAACAGAGCGGCAGAAGGATTTTCCGCAACTTGGTGGCCTCATCTGTTAAGATTAAAATTAAAAACACTCGTAGATTCACAAGAATTCAGAGACATACTTGGTGACGCAGAAACTGCAGGATCATTAGCTAGTTACATGAGCACCTACAATAAGGAAAAAGTAATTAATACTGCTGTTATACAACAAGCAGAAGCAGATGCTCCTAAGTCAGGATTCAACAGCAAACAATTTTATGTGGCTCCTATTGATGAGCGAGGCAACATAAGAACAGACAATGTGAATTCGGATGGCAGTGTTGCCACAGATAAAACAGTAAATGCTGTGATTGACACACCTGCTTCTTCTCATTATGGATTCTATTACAACGGTGATGGCGTTCCGCCTAATGGGTTTGCCGCTGTAGCCCTCCCATATTTTCCTACCACAAGCGTGGACAAAGGAGATTATTGCTTACGAACAGATTTCTTACCCAACAGATTATTCCGTTACGATGGTGTAAGATGGGTTAAAGTGGAAGACTCTGTAAGATTAACAATGAGTAACACAGATACAAAAAATACATTTAAATCACAATTTGTTAATTCGTCAGGTACAAATACAATTAATGGTCTAACAGTTGAGCAGAGACAGTCATTAACAGATGCTCTAAAACCACAGGCGGATAATTAAAATTAATGTTACATTATTATGACGGGCAGATTAGAAAATTCCTAACCCAATTTGTGAGAATTTTGAGTAACTTTTCCATAGAAGAAGGCAAAGGTGCAGACGGCGTTGTGAGATTAAAACAGGTGCCTGTTGTGTATGGAGATATGACTCGTCAGGTTGCTAATATTATTAGAAACAATTCAGAGAATACTCTTATTTCAGCACCCAAGATTGGTGCATATGTTACAGCACTGGAATACGACAGAGAACGAATGCAGAATCCATACCACATTGAAAAACAACATTTGAGAGAACGAGATGTAGACGCAGATGGAAATTACACCAACACTCTCGGAGCTGGTTACACCATTGAGAAAGTCATGCCATCACCGTTCCGTTTGAATGTAGCGGCAGACATTTTTACCACTAATACAGATATGAAGTTACAGATAATGGAACAGATACTGTATCTATTCAATCCAGATTTTGAAATTCAAAAATCAGACAACTATATTGATTGGACCTCATTGAGTTATGTGGAATTAACAGGCACAACATTTTCATCTAGAACCATACCGGTGGGAGCAGAAACAGAGATTGATGTGGCACAGTTAACATTTTCAATGCCCATATGGTTATCACCACCTGTCAAAATTTCTAAATTAGGTGTGATACAAAAAATTATCATGTCAATATATGACGACGACGGAGGCATAGCAAAAGGGTTGATAGACGGAGACTTAATGACTCGCAGTTACATCACTCCGAATAATTTTGGTCTGTTGGTTACAGGCAATCAAATTAGACTGCTAGGTACCACAGGAACAAATGTATCTTCCGGCGGAGACGGATTCCATACCGGAGCAACAGACACAGGATTAGCAGATCCGTTTGAAACGTTTGGGCCTGCCGTGAACTGGAACACACTGTTGAATCAATACGGTAAAGTAACCAACGGTACGTCACAGATAAAATTAACACAGGAAAACGGTAATGAGATAGTGGGTACTATTGCCACCACCACCCTGGATGAGACCATTCTGTTGTTCAACATTGACACAGACACAATACCAGCAAACACCATACCTTCTGTTTTAAAGATTATTAATCCACTAACATTCCAACCAGTCAATCCCGCTGATGGAGATCGTTACCTTGTTGTGAACGACATCGGTGATTCTACCAACACGTTTGATGCCTCAGCTTGGGGTAACCTGAGAGCCAGTGTGAATGATATTATTCAATACAACAGCGCCACTGGTAAATGGGGTGTGGTATGGTCCACGACAGATTTTGATTCTACTGTGGAATATGTTACTAATTTGAACACTGGCATACAGTATAAATTCAACGGCACCAATTGGGTGAAGAGTTATGAAGGAATTTATATTGGCGGCAAGTGGTCTATTGTGCTATAATTAATTTATGCAAGACAATATCATATGTTCGGGTGCGTTGTTCTACGCTGTTAATACCAAACGTTTCCTTTTCTTACAGAGAACTGATGGTAAAACACGAGGTATGTGGGGACTGGCAGGAGGCAAGGCCAAATTCAAAGAGTCTGCATTTGAAGGATTAAAGAGAGAAATCACAGAAGAAGTAGGCCCGGTGCCTGCATTTAAAAAAGTTATTCCATTGGAACTGTTCACATCCAACGATCAGAAGTTTTTCTTCAACACGTATGTGGTTGCTGTGCAGGAAGAATTCCTGCCAAAATTAAACGAAGAACACAATTCTTATGCTTGGTGTGCTTTTGAGTGTTGGCCAAAGAACCTACACGCAGGACTGAGGAACACTCTCAATAACAAGAGTATCAAAGGCAAGTTACAAACCATATTGGATCTAATAGTTTAAAAAGTACACTTAACTTGACCACCTGGTTGAGCATTTTCTCGAATATCTTGAATCACAGTGCCAGGTGTGGTTTTTGTGTCTGTGGGGGAATTTGTATTTGTTTTACTGTCTTCTTTTTTAATAGTAATTGTGGGTTTGACTCCGCAGTCTTTTATGGTGTTACAACTGGACAGAATACTCGCAACGATTAGAATTAATAGGAGTCTCATTTAAAATTAATTTAGTTCAACACAATAAGCATTGCTACCAAAAATATCAGTATCAAACTAGGTGTTATACTGATTGTAAACAATGTTGTGTTAAACTTCTTGACAACTTTTTTTATGATTTTTTTAGAAATCCATGTTTGTTCGTTGTCTGTATAAGTCCACATTACTCGTATCTCCTTGCGTATCTTTTTGCTGTTTCTAACTGTCCGTGTCTAATCAACGTGGTGATAGTAAAACTCACTCGTAACATGCCGCACAATCTTTTTTTTCGTATCATATTTTGCCTTTACTTATAACAAACCATTGCTTTTTATCTATGCTAATAACAATTTGCTACTATGCAAGAGTTACTTTGTTAAAGAATGTTAGTTATTTTTATACTATACAACAGGAAACACAATAAGTCAATCTACTCACTGTTAGCCAGCACTGATTTTCAAAGTACCACTACTGTTCCACAGTTGTCCTGCGTTGTTTGGATCACTGGTGGGTAGATTGGTCATCATCACAACAGCATTCGAGAATGTCTTTGCACCTGAAATCGTTTGTGTGGTTGATACAAGCACCTGTTCGCTTGTTGCCGCACCTGCTGATGGTCTTAATAGATTTACTCTGTACGCATTTACAAGTGTACTTGCACCCGATGTTGATGCTGAGGACACTGTGACCGTTGTTCCCGACATTGCCGCTGAGAATGTCAGTTGGTCTGTGCCTTTCGTGGAAACAACAGGTCCTGATGAAACATACGCATCCGACCCATCTGCTACTACGAAAACTTCTGAGATACTTGCCGCACTCTCTGAGTCACTGCTTCCAACCACAACGTAGTGTGCTCCGTTGGCTGTGTCTGAAGAGAAAGTGTCCATTGTAGAGGCACTGCTTGATGTTGTGGTCTGTCCCACTGTTTTCGTGTTATCACTTGTTGCATCTGATTCTGCGTCCCCCAACAACACCCTGTACATCTTGACTGCTGTGTTTGGCTCATTAGCCGAAGCTCTCAATCTCACATCGTCTCCACTTATGTCTGCGGTCAAACTTATCAGTTCGTTGCTTCCTGTGAAGTTGCTGTTATAAGTTGTTATGAATGCATCACTGCCGTTGTGTACAACCAAGCACTCGATGTTGTGTAATTCTGTCTTGCCGGTGTTGTTGGCACTGATGTAGTACTTGGCACCTCTGTATGTTCCGTGTGCCCATGTGTCTATGTTTTCCACAGCACTGTCAACGTCTGTGTTGATAATTGTAGATGTGTTACCGGAGCTTGATGCAGTTGTACTGTCACCCAACCCTATTTTGAAGAACTTGATTGAGTTTACTGCCGCGGCACCCGTACCTTTTAATCTAACTGTGCCTGAATTGATATCTGCAGTGAACGTCAGTTGTGTGTTATCACCTTGTTGCACACCACCACCTGCTGACACAAAAGCATCTGAATTGTTGTGTACTAAACTGAGCTGAACTGTTGCTAATTCGTTGTTGATCTCATCCTTCATGACACCAAGATAGAATGCACTGTCAAAAGAACCAGTTGTGAACGTGTCAACGTTGGTTGCAGATGCACCTATCGATGTTTGTTCTCCGGTACTTGTGCCTGCTGATTCCGTAACAGATGCCTGCGTGGCTATATCAATGAATGAACTGGTTGCAGAGTCGTACCTTTCGTATACGTCTGTGATAGTGTTGTAACGTAACATACCCGACACACCTGTAGGACGTTGTACTGTTGTGCCTTTGGGTAAGGTCAATGCACCTGTCATGCCTGACAGTATCAATTGTGTGTCGTTTGCCGTGATGTTGTTGTGTGTGATGTATAGATCGTCAGCAGTCTGTCCACTTGCCCTGTATATGTTGTCTGCTTCCATGGCCAATCTTGCAAAATAAATCTTGGTGTTTGGATTGCAACTTGCCCTTAACCTTGCTTTACCGCTTGATACATCTGCTGAGAAAGTTGCTAACGTGTTGTTGCCAGTGATAACAAAACTCTCAGATACGGTTGCTCCCGAGCCTGCGTTGTTAACAGTCATGGTCACTTCCGAGTTCTGGTATTCAGAGCCTGATTCCATTGTGATGAAATATCTAGCTGATTTGTATTTGAATGCGTCAAACGAGTCTACTGTTTCAACTGCAGAATCTATGTCACCTTTAACACCGTACAAGAAGTTATCAAACTCTCCCAGTTTGGTTTTTGATCCTAGGTCCTGTCTGTATAGTATCGCCGTACCTGTTGTGTTTCCACCTGCTGTTGAGCTCAATGTCACAGTGGCACCAGAAATTGCGGCGCTGATTGTGTGCAATGGTGTTCCCCTACTTGATACGAGGGCGTAGTCGTCGTGGTACACTGTTGTACCATCATGCGTCAGGCTAGTCTCAGATATTTGATAATCACCTGATGTGTCGTCCTTGATCAAAACAACATACTTGGCACCCCTTATGTCTGTCTTTGTGAATTGGTCTAGTGTTGTTGCCGTTGAGCCTATGTTGGTCGATGTTGCTATAATTTTTGAGTTAGTGTTTGCAACTGTTTCGTGGTGATCTCCCAATGCCACCCTGTAGATTCTCAAGTTAGTATGTGACGAGGTGTTTGTGTTCGCTGATAGCTGTACCATGTCCCCAGAAATTGCAACTGTAAAGTCTGCAATCCTTGTGGAATCTTCATTCACGTTGTAGACGGAAACATAAGGTGTTGAACCGTCGTGTACTACGGATACTTTCAGGTGTCCAACGAAACCGTTGTCTTTGTCTTCCATAGTCACGTCGTATATGGCACCTCTATATTCTGTTGTGTCAAATTCATCCACAACAACGGATGTTGTGTTTAATTTATAGTAGTTGAATTGTTTTACTGCTGTGTTATTTCCACCACCACCACCTGATGACTCTGTGAACGTGATGTTGCCTGCACCGTCTGTTGACAGTACCTGTCCATTACTTCCGTCTGTTGTGGGGAAATTTATTCCTGATATAACAACAGTACCAGAGCCTCCCGGAGATAATATTAAATCAGCGTTGGATGCTGTGCTAATGATATTGTCATTGAAAGTTAAATTGTCAATGACCTGTGTGCCGGTATTCTGTAGATACGAGCTTAAATTTGGTCCTGTTACAGTTAAAGTGTCACCTGACACTGCTGTGGTAATTCCCGTTGCACCTGCAATTTTAAATGTTTCGCCGGTGCCCAATATTGCACCTGTGGAGTCATCGCCAACTATCTGTATGTTGGTACTGACGTTTACCCCTGTTAATCCAGAACCATCACCAACAAATGCTGTTGCGTTGACTGTGCCTGATACATGTAGTGCTGTTGAGGGTTCGGAGGTACCTATGCCCACGCGATCGTTGGTAACATCGAGATACAGTAGGTTAGTCTCAAATGCCAGATCAGTACCATTACGAGTCAAATTTGACTTCAGCACAGATCCAGATATACGGCCAATAGCCATACAGCGTGGTCTCCTTTATAAATCTATCATCGAAGCAATGCTTCGCGAGCCCTGTTACATAGTGGGCCAAACTGTATCAGTATTTAGTGCTAAAATGAAAAGGGCGACACTAAGGCCGCCCTTTTACTACTTAGGAAGTGTAGGTACTTATTAGTGACTTACTCGAACCGCCGCTAATACTGAACCTGCATCTTGTGATTCTTTGCTGTTTAAAGCTCTACCAATCACGTTGAATGCTGTACATTCTGCTTTGGTAGCCGCCCTAGCATAGCCCGATACAGATGAAGATATCAATCTGTCACCCTTGTTCACAGGACCCATCACTTTGACATCTACTCGTCCGGTCATTGCGATGTATGGGTGAGTTGCGTCGGATCCAGCACCGCCATTCATTTTGAATGCCGCTTGGTGTGTACCAGAAACAACACCAAACACTTCGTCTGATGCTTCATCTGCTACTGCTGTGATTTCTTCCGCTCCACCTAATGCTACAACTGTACCTGGCTCATACATCGAGTCAGATGCGAATCGTTCTGCAACATCCGAGTATTCCGCCGCTGTTGCTGTACCTTCTAGGTTCGCTACCAGTGTGGACACTCCTGACAGTGTTATTCCGCCCGATTTGTCAGCCGCTGTTGCAGTTGTCAAACCCATGGTGAACTTGTCTGTCGATTCGTCCCAAAGGAAAGCCGCGTTGTTGCCCGTTGAACCACGTTCAATGATGATACCTGCATCATTTAATGATTGTGATATTCCCGTGTTCAACTCAATGATGTTGTCAGACACGTCCAAGTTTGTGGTGTTAACCGTAGTGGTCGTTCCGTTCACTGTCAAGTCACCCGTGACTGTTATTGCACCTGTGATTGCTGTTGTGGTAGCACTGATGTTCAAATCACCACCTGATGTGATTGTGAGGTTTGTGTTGTCTGTTTCAATATGCTCACCACCGTCACCAAAAGCTAGACCAACGTTGACTGGAATGTTAACGTCTGCGCCTGCCGCCAATGTGATGTCAGCGGATGCTGTGATCGTCGTGTCGGCCGATGTCTGTACCAGCACGTCTCCGCCGTCCGCCGCCACAGTGAATGTGCCGTCTGAGCCTGTGTCTGACACAGTGGCAGATGTGTTCAGTTGTGTTACTGCGTTGCTGGACAGTGCTGACAATCTCGTGTCGAGATAGCCCTTCACCACCATATCACCATCCGCACTTGGTGTAGCTGTCGATAGCCCTGTTATTTTGTTGTTGGATGCGTTGATAACGACGTCACCCACGGATATTCCGTTGTGTACTCTGAAGTTTCTTGTTGTCATGGTTCCTATATCTCCCTCATGATTTATTGTTTAGTTGTAAAGAAAAACCCCTTACAGTGTTATTTACCGTAAGGGGTTGATTTTAAAGTGTTGAGCTATTATTATACAGTTGACAGTGAGTACTGCACTTTGGCAGATTGTTGACCACCTGATGATACAGCCTGTAACAACACAGAATTACTTGATAGTGTTGCTGTGTATGTGGATAGATCTGCACCCGAGGACGATGTTTGACCGTATACTGTCACGTATGCAGTTGTACCATCGTGT